GCAGGGAACATTTCAGAACATAGCATTGACTTTCCATGTCTTGGCGGCATGAAAATCGCTAGACGATCAAATTCATCTCGTTCTAACGCTTCCAAATTTTTAGCGATTAATTGTATATGGGCAGGAGTACTATACCCGTTATACATGTGTTGAGCGAACTTTAATATCGAAGTTTGTGCTCCAGATACTTCCTGTTTTTCTTTTTGATTCTTGATGACCAGGAACGCTTTTTCTCGAATCTCTTGAGGAGCGTTTTTATCTAAGATTATCTGTTCAGCTTTTTGTAGTATCTCTAAGTTCATAAAAGAAACTTTCATCATCGCCTGCGACCCATTTAGAATGATGCTCGACACTATATTCAATAGTCGAAACTTTATAGTCAGGGAACATCATTTTTTTGGGAGACAAACTTTTATCGTAAAATATAACTCGGTTATTTGGTTGCGCCGCATAGTGGCCGTTATCTAGTTCTAGAATATTAAACGACTTATGTTGGCTCGGGACTTCAGAATATCCGACATCAGGAATATTAGGATCAGGGTGAGCAGAATCTATCGTGAACAAATAAGTTCCGTAGTGCCAATTTTTACTTGGGGATAAATACTTGCAACGCCCTGTCCCGGGATTACATTTCTGGATTACAGCTACATGATAACTAAAACAATCCCATAACTGTAACTCTTCTAGTGGTAAGCTATCGTCTTTATCTACTGGCCTTGAACAGAAAGCAGATATAGGCAACTTATCATAAAGAGCGCCAGAATTATATAAGTACGTTTCGAAATACAAAGCTCTGCCGGTAATCGACTTAGCAGTGACCCACACGCCTTTTTCAAATTCTCCATGACCTTTTTCATGGTCGTAAAGATACTCTTTTTTCACATAAACTTCAATAGGGGGAATATTGACAGTAAGAAAAGCCATTTATTTATTTATATACAAAATTTATACACATAAAAGCCATTTGTTGCGGCTCTTCGATCCTCTTTATCAGCCGCCCTTTCGTTTTTTGAAACTTATACGAAATTTTTTTCTATAAACTTAATCGAAAATTCTAGAGAGAGTAATTACTCTCTCTAGAAAAAATTAAGATTATAATTTATTTACTTCTTCTAAAGCTTTCTTATTTAAAGATAATAATTCATCTTTATTCGATATCTTACTATCTTTAAGAAATGAAAGATTAAGATTAATAGTATCTAAGTATCTAAGTTTATTTTCTTTTCTTAGATTATTTAAATCTATCGAATAGATAGTTTTTAACTTAGAAGTATTATAATCGTAATCGTCTTTATTCATTCCGTTTTTAACGGAATTTTCTATAGTAGTAGAGAATTTATAATTCTCTAATCTAGTAAACGATTTTCCTTTTTTATCGTTTACTAATCTATGAAGAATTAAATTATCTTTAATTCTTATTAAAGAAGAAGGAAATTTATTTAGTTTTCCTTTTCCTTTTTCTTCTACTTTAGTTTTATTCATTTTCTTTTTCCTTTCTTTATTCTTTATATTAAAGAATAATATATTTATTTCATATTTTTTAAAAAAAGTAAAATTATTTTTTAATTTTTTTTATTAAATATATTTCTTTATAAAGAACTTAAAATTGCGTAGTAGTAATAGCTATAAAAGCAATTAGTAGTATATACAGTATTAAGTCCATATTCTTTCCTTTCTAAAATTAGAATATTTTAAATAAAATCAATTCTAAACAAATAATATTATTTAGTTGATCAGAGTTGCGCAGAGCTTTGCTTACGAAGCGCAATTGATTGTTTATTATAGACAAACTACGAACTACGTACTTTGTCTAACGACAAACGTCAATGATCAAGAGTCAAGGATCAACTGATCAACAGGGATCAATCGATCAAGAATAAAAAAAGGGGACCCGAAGGTCCCCAATTCGAATTATAATTTGTTAACTAATGCTGTGAATTCTTTCACATTCTTTTCCATTTGAGGTGAAAGCTTGATGCCCTCAAATTCCTTAAGGAATGTCAAGTATAATTCCTTATGGTCTTTTTTAAGATATCTTGCGATAAGTACATTAGGTTTCTTAAACTTCCCATTACTCATGCTATCGTATGCGATATCAATAGTTCTGTAACCCTGTTCGAAAGCTTCCTTGATAGTAGTAGCTTTCTGTGCTTTTGAGTAAATCGCATGAGATTTACTTCCATGCTGTTTAGGGTTAACCAGTCTAAAAAGACAGATATCGTTTCCGATTTGGTTAACAGTTCTAGGTAGTTTAGTTTCTTGTTTTTTCATTTTTCTTTCTCTCTTTCTTTGTGGTTTCATTTTACTAAAATAATTAACAGAAGTAAACATCTTTATTATAAATAATGACATTTAATTTTTTCGTTGATCCGGGTTGTACAGACTTGTACAAAGATCCTGGTATGTTGTTGCGTGATCCCGTACTCCGTACTCCTGGATCCGGGTTGTACATTACTGATCAAGAGTCAAGGGTCAACAATCAACAGCCATCAACCACGCTTACTGCGTGTTGCTGTAGGATGCTTTTAATGAATCAAGGTAATTGACGATGTCGTCCTCGCTCATGGTGTCAAGGTTTGTTGTCTTGATCTCTTTCTTATCAACAAGGTACCCTAACATTTGTGCTTTGAGTCGAGCGGCCTGGACCGCTGCACCGATTTGCCCTCTATCTCGAGCTTCTTGGATCATGGCATCAATCGCTTCGATCTCTTTGTCCATCGTATGAACTGTTTGTTGGTGTTGAAGAGAGCGTAATCGATCAAGGGCCTTGCGTATTTTATCTTTCTTTAGTAGGCGTGTCGCTTGAACGTGCGCTGCAGATTGTGCGTAACCGGCCTCTAAAGCCGCTTGTTTCTTACCTAAACCTTGAAATATGAATTCAACAAACTTCTTTTCCTTGTCTGATAAAATCTTATTTTCTGCACTTGTAAAATCAATGATATTATCGGGTCCTTTATCCATAGAATTATCTATAAACTAAAAGGCCCGATAAGTAAATACTAGGTTTTTATATCGTTGGGAAGTCCTCTTCTGAATCGTATTTGGTCTCACCGATGGTTATTTCTATTTCTTTAACTAAAGTGACCTCACCGCAATTCCCTGTCCACCAATGAGCGAAATCTTTGGCGTATTCAAAATCTGTGTAAAAAGCATAACTTAGAAAAGTTACATTATCGTTATCGAAATGCATGTTGAAATTAGATTCGTTCAGGATATATGAAAATGGGTCGTCCTTAATTTTCTCTATTAGGTTCTCACCATCTTTACTAACTACTATGTAAGCCTTTAGTTTTTTATTTGTTAAATCCATGTTAACCTTTCTTCTTTAAGTTTCTTTATTATAAAATTTTAAATAACAGTTTTAAACAATTAAATTACTATCGACATTTTTCTTTGCTAAGTCTGCGTACCAGATAATCCATTCAGAAGGTTTAAGGCACGTCTTAAATCTAGCTGTAACAACTTCTATTCCGTCAAACAATTCTACTAAAGTCTGCGCAGTCATTGGGTTGTAGTAAAACTCAATGTTAGCATAGAAATCGCTAACATTATAATTAATCTTACAGTACTGTTCGAAGTCATCTTTCTCTGACGATTTCATTTCGTCATCGCCACTAATCATTAAAGTATTTACTTTATGTATGATACGTTTGAAATCACTCATTATTATCTTCCTCTGACACAGGAGCGAAACATGGGTACTCTCCCCAATTAGGTTTTAGTTCTGATAGATCACATTTGAACGGGTAGTTATAACCAAAGCCTGGGATATCTTCTAACTTCTTGTCACTATAATCACTAGCTAATACACTAACCCAATACTTCTCTTGGATTTCTTTTAGCCTTTTAATGGATTCATTTATAATTGCCATATAGCGATATGCTTTCGCTCTATGTTGTACTTCCTCATAGTTCTGAGCAAGCATTTCTTGCATACTAAAGTTAATTTCTTTGTCTTGCCAAATCTTTTTTACGTCCATTTCTTTCTCCTTTTTGTTTTATTATAAACTATTAATCGTCAAATGAAACCTCTTTGTTTCTAATCTCTGACTTCACCAGTGTAGTGTTCTCTAGCACGTTCTTCACCATCTTTAAAACCTCTTCTGTAATCTTCAGATTCAGGCTCTTCAACAATCTCACTGTCTGGTATATATTTTCTGTCTCCTAATGCTCTACGTCTTTGTTTAAGTTCCATAAACTTGTTAGCATTATATTCTTTACGTTGATCTTCATTCATATCACCCCACATAGTATCCATTTCATCTAGTGAATGTTTGAATGGATAGTTATCGCAGAAACCTGGTAATTCATTTATATCGTCCATACCATCGCATAGTTCCCATGAATTAACTAAACTCTGTAATCTAGATATAGCAAGATTAATCGTATCCATCTGTCTATATATCAGAATAGTATAAGCATTTTTAAAAGCCCTATCTTGTAGTTTACTATCAGATTTAAAATAGCGAACTGTATCAATAAGGTCGTTCTCTAGTTTTTGATATTCGTCATGCATTTTCTTCTTTCTCCTTTTGTTTATTATAAATTATTTAACTACCCAATGAAACATCTTTAAATTCTTTCATGTAGTATCTGTCTTTCCATAGTCTGCTACCTTCAAGTGCTGGACATATAGTTTCTAACGTGTCATAGAATTCTCTTTTTCCTGACTCAAAGTCTTTGCAAGGTATATCTACCGATATATTATAAAACCTTGTTTTATCGTTAACACTAGTTGGTTCGTATGGTATTTGTGCTCTACATCTAAGTATCATGTTCAGTCCTCCTTAAAGTTATTCTGTCGTACAGTTCCTTAACTGTAATTACTTCTTTTGTTTCTTCATTACGCATTTCAGTGCTTTCACACTTATCGCAAAACTCAACCCACATACTTCCTAGCATCATAGCTTTAGTACCACTATCGGGTCTACGAGTATCGCATATATTACAATGATCGGCCATTTTGCTTTCTCCTTTATATTTATAATTTTATAATAAAGAATTAATTATCAAGATAAACATCTTTATTAGTAATCCACGCAGGAATCTTTCTACTCTTGTACTCTGCGAAATGTAGTTTTTCACCTATGTAATATCTTCGGTATGCAACGTGAGGATCGGTATCTTTGTATTGATCTGGCATACACTGAGGAAACTCTGTAAGCTGAGAAACACTGCTATCAGGTGTTCTATATGGACCAGATAGCTTGAACGGACTCATACGACAAGCAATATGAAGTTTAACCCAAGTCTTATGTGTTCTGTTATAGATTTCTTCATACAATTGGCATAGTCTTTCGAAGTGTTCATAAAGCCAGAAATAGTTAGCATGACTAGTTCTAGCCCATACTGTACACGGGTGGTTTACGTATGCTGGTTCGTAATATTTGTATTTACC